TTTACATACTCTTCGTTGTAACGCTGGACTTCTTTCTCCAATACATTTACTGGATAGACTCTTCCATTACGGTTCTTTAGTTCCGACTGTAGAAAGATACCCTCAATGTAGAGGTTCTTTTTACCGTTGGATTCTTCCTCAAGAACTTGTACGGATTCGATTGTCTCGGTAATTAGTTTCATTGTTCCTCTGGTACTTCCCCTGTTGGTTCATCAAAGTATGTTGAACTGACAGATTTTTTATATGTGTCAATAGTTTCTGATGCTTTAGCGAAGAGGATGTCATTGATCTTGTCAAGGGCATCTGCTCTTTTATTATCGGAGATCATATCTACGATGCTAAGAATCTCACTATCAAGCGGTTGATCAGACATAATGATAATTCAGGTTAATAATTATTTATCACTTTTTTTATTTGCTGATGGAGCGGGAGGTTTTGGAGCAGCTTTCATCTTCTCCAATTCTCTCGCTTGATCATCTTCTGCTGCTTGTGCTTCCAACTCTGGAGCAAAGGCATCGTTCTGACGATCCATCATGTCAAATGTATTTAGATCAGCAGGATCCATTGCCACACCAGCAGCGATGTCACCCTTGATCTGCTTATCCATCTCCTTCATTTCCTTCTCGGTTTGTTGGAGAACTTGACGACGGATGTAATCAACAGAGAAATACTTGCCAAGGAATGGATCCATTTGAGTGACAAGGTTCATACGTTGAAGCATCATCTCCTGTTCCTTCAATTCATTGAAGTGATTGTCGAACAGGAAGTCATATTGAATATGCTCTTCCATGTCATCCCAATCTTCAGGAGCAATTACTCCTTTAAGAATGAGCTGAGTTCTGAGGATATCGTGGAAGAGTTCTCCAAAACGCTTACGGAGACGACCGATAAACTTGGAGAACTTGAGTTCGTCACGGAGGACTTCAGTTGTCTTACCAAGATTGAATCCTTTATTGTCGTCTGTGAGACGGGAAGGAGGAAGATTGAGAGAGTTATAGAGTTTCTTTTTAAAATACTCAACATCCTTGAGTTCGCCAAGGTTCTGTCCTCCAGGCAGCGTAGTGATCTCAGTACCACGACCACCCTCTCTACGAGGTAACCAGAAATCTTCAAGCATACTCATGTGCTTTTTGTCATCACGGATCTCTCCAGTGCTGGCATCGTAAACTAGTTTGTTACGGTACTTGCCCATGACATCACGGAGGTATTGTTCCGCTTTGACTTTAGGTAGGTTGCCAACATCGATGTAGAAAATTCTACGCTCGGGAGCACGTGATAGACGGTAGATAACAAGAGAGTCTTCAATCATTCTAAGTTGATTGAGAGACTTAATTGCTTTGTGTAGGAAACTTAGGGGTTGCTTCTTATTGAGATCAGTAAGACCTGAAGTACAAGCAGCGATAGAATCACATGCTATTTTTACTCCCATTGAAGAAGCGTAATCGTAAGTAGCATTAACGCTAATAGCATTAGAAAATCCTTTTGGATTGTAGATGTAGTAATCTACATAATCACCCCAGTCAAACTCCATGGCAGTTCCTTTTGCCAGTTGTGAAGTTGATTCTGGTGATTTGATTTTCTGTCTGACCTTACGAAGTTTTAGAGGATCGATATAACGAAGCTCTAGAATACCTTTCTTGGGTGCTTCCAAGTCCACGACTTTGTGGTAGTATGTACGACCGTCGATGTACCAGTGTCTAATAATCTGGTGGGCATTCTTGTCGAAGTTTAGAAGACGTTTGACGTAATTAAATTCTTCACGAATTTTTTTCTTTACGCCAGCACTTACATCCAAGTTTGAAAGTTCAATTTCCACAGGGGAATCATCAGCATCACTGACGACAAACTCGTTAACGATTTCGTCTACAGCACTGTCACACTCTGGGTGAAGTGCCATGTCACGATAGCGTTTAATGAGTTCATACTCATTCTTTCCCTGTGAGCCATCCACGTCCACGTAAGTACCAAAATAACCCCCTGCCACAGTTGCCAGGGAGTCATTCTGGTTAGGAGGAATCGGGGACTGTCCCTTATCCTCCTTGCCTTTATTAATAATAAAACCGAAGAGTTGACTCATCTCAATAGATCTATATTCCTATAGATCTATTTATAAATCACTTGGAGATGAACTTTTTGGTTCCTTCTACATCGCCAGCACCGCTATCGAGGTTGCTGCTTGTAGGAGTTCCAACCAACCAGTAGGAATACTGGAACTCACAGGAGAACTCTTCGACCTGATCGTTGCTGTCATAAGCAAGATCGATCTGGGAGATGTTAGTTGGGAAGGCGTGCTTGAGAGTGTACTCTCTAATTACCTTACCATTCTGAGCATCGTCTCCCGACTTCTCTAGTTGCTTGACGATGACATCACACATGTAACCAGCGGACTGGTTAGGAACAAACTTAGGAGAATAGTTTCCTTCGTGTGTGTTCATCGACTCAAGCCACTGCTCGAAGTAAGAACGGATCATCATCTCCTTATCGTTGAAGAATGTAGCAGTCCAAGTATCGAAGGTTCTGTCACCAGCGATCTTGACTGTTCTTCCACGGAAGGGGACTTCGATAACGCCTAGGTTAGATGCTGGCAGAGCAGCAGACTTACACAGGACGTTGATGAGATCCTTCTCACTTTCTTGTGGGGTAGCATTGCTTCCAAGGTCGTTAGGCCATTGGATGCTGATGCTAAACATATTGGGCTTAACGCCTTGCCCAATATTACTAATGAAATCTGTTAGTTTAGTTGCCATTTGAATTTACCTCTCTGTTGTATCTTTCTAAATCAACCACCGATTACTTCGCTGAACGATACACCTGTCTTAGTTGCCGTAAGCGTTACGGTAACATAGTTGATCGAGCGAGTAGGCTTGATGAAAATTTCAGCAACGAACTCGTTACGGTCAACAACAGAAGAAGTGTTGTTCGACTCATCACAAACTACGAGGAAGTCGGTGACTCCTCTTCTTGCTTGAATCTCAGAAAGGTATGAGTTTAGAGCAGAACTAAAACCAAGTCTGGTTGTAGCATCGTTGAGCTCAAACAATACGCCTTTAGCAAGTTCTTCTGCTCTCTTCTGAACATTCAGGAAGAGACGACGAACGTTGATACGATCGAAGGCAGAAGGAGAGGATAGAGCAGTCTTGTCACCAAATAGGATGGTGCCAGAACCAGGCATAGAAACAATAGGGTTGATTCTTGCTTGATACAGTTCGTCTCTATCAGACTTAGTTGGGTTCATCGCCAACTTGACAGCGTTTCTTAGACCACCACGGTTGGTTCCAGCAGGGGAATACCAATCATCGAGTGTAGCGGAAGTAGAAACACAGAGACCAGCAACGTCGCCGTTACATGGGATCCAACGATAGATATCGTTGAAGCGGTCATACATGTACTTGTATCCACTGTCGAATACAGCATATGATGTGGAAGGAAGTGTGTTGAAGAAGTTAAGGGTGTTAACTTTCTGGGCAGATCTTCCGAGAGCGCCAGAGGTTCCAACTTGACATCCTTTGTGTGCCGATACGAAAGCAACACAATCTTTTCTAGACTGAGCAACTGCCATAACGTGACCAGCTTTCAGTTTGGTGTCTGCTTCAGTGCCCATCGAACCACCCATGATGACGAAATCAATTTCCGTCTCTTCGGTTTCTAGGAACACATCATAAGCAGCATCAATTTCACCAGCGCTGTAAGCATAGTCATCAGCACCAGCAGAGAGGTCTGATGTTAGACCCAAGGTCAACTTGAAAGCAGCAGTTACATCGCCAGATGCCTGGTTCCAAACTTCGCCAGTGTCGTCAGACTTATAAGCAACAGCACCGTCGAGGGAACCGTCAGTGTAGACGAACTCGGAGAAGAGGTTTACAGCGTCCTTGTAATATACAAGTTCGTTGCTAGCGCCACGGGCATCAGTCAACTTGGAGAGATAAAGAAGTCTCTCAACGATTGTGCCAGCGGTTCCACTAACGTCTCCGTTAGCATCAACAACAGCAACGTGAACTTGGTCATACTTGATGCTACGACCCATAGCATAAGCAGAGGTGCCAGGACGAGGACCGATGTCCTTAAGTGCCACACCACCAACGCTTGTGTTGCTCCACCAATCAGCAACGCTACCGATAACAACGTCGGCATTAGCGCCGTCGTCTAGGGCATCGGAGGTTGTGATTAGACGGGAAGGATCGTCGAGTACGACGGTCAAGACTTGGTTGCTGTAAGCAACAACTTCAGCAGTTGCTGTACCACCACCATTGAGGTTAAAGGTAACAGCATTACCAGCAACAGGTGTTCCTGTTGGTGCTGAGTTGAGGGTGATGATTTGGTCAGCACCACGGTCGGCAACAACAACTTTGAGTCCATTGCCCCATTCGCCTGGGGTTCTAGCAATGAAGTCCTGGGCTGGTGTAGAGGCCAGGAAGTCGTCGTTATTCTTGATTAGTAGCGAAGCATCTGCTCCACTGTTAGCACTGTTTAGTCCGTTTGTTTCGGCACGTACAACGGCGAGTCTACCGCCATAGTTAAGAAACTCGGATGCGACAAACCAGTCTTCGGCATTTTCCGAACGTGGCTTACCGAAAGTGTCTAGTAGTTCTTTTTGGCTGCTGATGCTGATAATCGAACCAACGGGACCTCTCTCAAAGGTAGTAGCAAATGCGCCAGTGATTGCCTGTGCATTTGTGACTACAGCGTTGGATAGGTCACGTTCTTTGATTACTACACCAGGCGAGATTAGACTTGCCATGTTTTACTCCTGTAGGTATCCAGATTAGATCTGAAATTATTTATTATTTCGGAGTATTCCAGAAGGGAAACAAAGCATGAACACACTACCAGTCTGGATACTGCCAATGTCCAGGTCTCTCTTTATACCTATGTTCTGTAATTCGTTTGATCGTACAGTCCTTACATTCGTATGAATATCCTGACGGTAATGCTCGCTTTTGTTTTCGGATGAGATAGAAGTCTTCGATTAAACTTTTTATCTGCCCACAGGATCTACACTTCCTTTCTTTGAACAGTAAATGTTCTAGAGAAAACTCATCATCTAAATCCATTACAGCGTGTTCCACATATAAGATACATCTTCTTGGGTATCACCATATTCCCACAGTGATCCATCGTCTACGAAACCATCGTCTCCTTCTAGACCTGTAGTGATGAATCCGAATGGTGCCATGTCCTGCTCAATCTGATTCTTTTGATCATCGTAAATACGTTGACGGACATCATTGTCTGTCATTTCTTTGAAGTAATCTTGCTGGACCAACCAGGCAAAGATCACCATACACATTACTAGGTCATCGTGGAATCCATCATCAGCTTCAAATGATTGCTTCCTTTGAATGAACGTAGTTAACTCATTAATAATATCGTAGTCGTTGAATGCTAACTTATCATCTTCGATGATGTTCTTGAGGTTAGCACATCCAACCTTCTTAACTGTCACGCTCATCTTGACACCAAGTTGTGTCTTGTTACCAGAGAAACCATGTCCTACGATTTGTCCAGCACGTCCTCTCATAGCACACATGAGAACGTTAGGATATTCTAGATCGTAGTTTAGGATAGATGCTACCTGATCACCAATGTCATTGACTTCTGTTAGAACCCAAGCATTGTTATATCCTCTAGCAACATCATTAATAATGTTTGGGAACAACATAGGTTTAACTTCGTTGTTCCTATACTTTGCTACTATTCGATAGGGAACTGTTGTAATGTCAAAAACAATAAAAGCAGAATAGTCTCCCCCAATACCCCTACTAACATCAACGGTAATAAGATACTCGGATTTTTCTTTTGGTCGTTCATAGATATCGAGTCCCTTATTGGAACTTATAGGGTCTTCAAATGCCAGTGCCTTTAGTTTAGCGGCGGAGATTAAAGTGTCAACAGATCCTAAGAACTCGCATTCAAATTCCTGTGTGAACTGTCGTGGTGACGTGTTCTTAATGGTCTGCTCTTTCCAGTCGGCGTCTCTGCCAGGAACTTGTGACCAGTGTACTTCGTGATAGGTGTATCCATTCCTCCCATTGACAGCATCAGTCCACATCTTATAGAAGTGGTTCATGCCCTGAGGCGTGGAGATGATGATTACCTTGGTACTCTTACCAGAAGTAATAGTAGGATAAACAGAGGCAAAGAACGAGTCAGCAATGTGATTCGGGACGAACGCGAACTCGTCGAGAAAGATGATGTTGAACGACATACCTCGGACAGCACTTGCAGACGTAGAAGCTGCCAATATCTTACTGCCATTTTCTAACTCGATGTTTCCTTTGTTCCATACTACCACACCCTGTTGGATCCATTTGGGTAGGTTTTCATATGCCGTAGCCAGACGTGCTAAAAGATCCCTAGCAGTGGATGCTTTGTTTGCTAGGATACCGATGTTGACGTTATCGTTAAACAGAATATAGTGCAGCAGATAAGATACCACGGTCGTAGACTTACCAGTCTGTCGTGGTAGTTTAGCGATGTTAAATCTGTTGTTGTGAAATTTTCTAATTAACTCTTCCTGAAAGTCCCACATCTTGAATGGTACAAGACCTTCATCCAGAGAAACGATCTGGACATAGTTACGGGTGAAGTATACAGGATCCTCTTTACACTTCACATATTCAGCAATCTGTTCTTTAGTGAAATCAATCTGGACGTTCGCTTTTTTTAGAAGCGGATTACCAAGATAAATGTCGTCTCCAGCGCCCATCACATACTAGTCATATGTAACTATTTATCCCACCACTTCTCTTCGCCGTTCTTATACTTCTCACCGAACCCATCTAGATCCGTCATTCTCTTCTCCCAAGTGTCTCCACCTTCGGATCCTTTACATGGATTGATACAGGCATCATCGCCAAATTTATTACATACCAATCCAGCTAGGTCTCTCTCGTTTCCTAGTTGACCTGTGCCAGACCACCTATGCTGACCGTTGATCCAAGTGGCACCACACTTGGGACATTCAGTACGGGACATCGACAAGTCTGAAAATTGACGGTCTTCTTCCATGGGTATATCCGTATAAGGAGTCTTAATTATAGTCTATGTATGAGAATATGGCGTAAAGAATACTTACGAATTGATAAGCATCTCACATATTCTCGTACTTATATTCTAATATCATACGAAACATAGAGTCTCGTAGATACCACAAATGCTCCTGCTCATCAGCAGGACGAGCAGGAGAACCTTCCCAGTTTTCGATTCTCTTAGTTACACAGTGATGTAGTAGACGAATATCTTCTATTGTTAGATGTACTGTGTAATCGTAGTCTTCGTTCATGGGTTGTTAGGGTCCATTCCCAGTGACTCCAAATATTGTCGCCACCAAGAATTGTGTTCTCTCTTCCAGTTTGGAACGGGACGGCCTAGTTCAGAATAGTATTCCTCTAAGGCACTATCTATAATCTGTCCTATCTCCATATTCCTCTTCCTCCTCATCAACGTCTGCATATGGATTTTCCAAGAATGGTCCTCGTTTTCGTAGAGGTTCTTTTCCGACATAATCCTGTTCAGCATTAACAGCAGATACCCAAACGGCAAGCTTCATTACTATGTAGATGATTGCAAGGGGTGTAAAACACCCAATAAGGATAAGAGTACGTTCCATAGACGTTAAGAGGGGTAGTCCCATTTAGTAATTTGTTCTGTCTTGTGCCATGGACCCCAACCGTTTTCCATATAGATATATGGTTGTGTTCTAATAGGACATTGGTTTCCTGTACACAAAAGTTTATCTACAATTCTCCAGGATTCCATGACTTCTTCGGAGTGGACAAAGTGGGATTGATCTCCACTAATGGCGTCGTATAGAAGTCTTTCGTATCCATCGATTGCTCTTTCCTGGGGGTAAGCATGGGTGAGAGTAGCGAGTTCAACATCATCGCTAAGGCCAGGTGACTTAATATCCATCCGTATATCAAGATGAGGGTTAGGCTGTAGACGCATACAAATACGGTCTTTGGTTTCACCTTCATAGAGTTTTAGCGGTGGTGCTTTTAGTTTAATCACTACCTCTACACATTGGTAGGGTAATTTTTTACCTGTCATGACATTAAAAGGAACTCCCTCCCAACGCCAGTTATCGACGAATAGAGTACCAGCGAAATAGGTAGGAGTACCACTGACAGGATCAACGCCCTCTTCAGATTTGTAACCATCGTACTGTCCAAAAATAACGTTCTCGCTCATTCTAGTGGCGGCGAGCACCTTTGTCTTCTCACGTCTGATTTCCCTTGCATCCATTCTACAAGGTGCTTCCATAGCGATGAGTGATAGAACCTGAAGGATGTGGTTCTGGAGCATGTCACGGATTGCTCCTGCCGTTTCATAGTATTGGGAACGACCTTCACACCCGATAGTCTCGGTAGCAAAGATCTGTATTTCTTCTATGTATTCCCTATTCCAAAGTGGTTCAAGAAGTATATTGCTAAACCTAGTGGCAAGGATATTATTAACAGTATCTTTACCAAGATAATGGTCAATGCGATAGACTTGTTTCTCGCGTAGATGTCGCTCCACCACTGACTGTAAATTATCAGCAGATTTAAAGTCACGTCCAAAGGGTTTCTCGATAACCACTCTGGAGCGCTCGGGATGATCGAGGACACCCGATGCCTTAAGGTTTGTAATAGCGCTTTCATATCGTTCTGGTGGTACAGATAGGAAATAGGTATTATCGTCTAGGTATGACGGTAGATTCTGTAGAGAATCAACGTTGTCTAAATCTGCTGAGATATAGTCAAGGTGATTCAAAAAATCTTCTGGGTATTCACCAAGAGATTCTTTCCACTGTTGTACAGTAGGTTCTCTCCTGGCACATCCAGTGATAAGAAAATTCTCTGGGAGAAGACCCTTCCCCCAGAGTTTATGTAAAGCAGGAATTAGTTTCTTCTTACACAGATCACCTGTAGCACCGAAGATAACTATGCCTTTAGTGAGCGGTTCCGTTGCCATTATATTTGTCCGATTCGTAGTATACATTTTCACCTTTTCGTACCCCGAAATATAGGGTGGAAAGTACGAAAGGTAGTGCTGTCCAAAGTAAGACATTACCTAACATGGTGACCTCCAAACATGTACCTCATTCCGTTTAAAATCTTGGACCCGAAAGAACCATTACCGCGCGAGTTAAATCTCTCATACAAAGCACTGCTGATGACAGGAGCGGGTACGCCAAGATCCACAGCAGCATTGACAGTCCAACGACCTTCGCCAGAGTCGCTGACACCCCCATCGAAATTAGAAAGTTGTTCGTCACCCCGTAGAACATTAGCGGTAAGGTCAAGTAACCAGCTACCAACAACGCTGCCACGACGCCACAACTCAGCAACCTTAGCGACGTTAATATCATATTGATAGTCTGCTGGGTTTTCCATCGGAGCAACCTCAGCATCGCCCTCAGCAACGTATGCTGACCCAGCATTAGCTTCATGCAGGATATTAAAGCCCTCGGCGTAGGCTTGCATGATTCCATATTCGATACCATTGTGAACCATTTTTACAAAGTGACCAGCACCAGCATCACCACAATACAT